ACGATTACTTTCTCGTATCAGCAACAAGATTTCATCTTATGTCTCCAAGCAAATTATAAAATCATTAGACAATAATAGCTATGAGTAAGAAAGCAGAAGATGCGGCATTGAAAAGGTTTCCAGTGGAGATGACCAGAATACCCTATCAAGACTTAATTGAAGCATTTGGTGGGAAAGAATATGTGGATTTCAATTCAATGCCTCGTGGATATTTCCAACTTGGTTATGAACAGGCTGAGAAAGATCTTGCCATGTCATATCCACTCCCAGAAGATACTGTCTTATTCCAAAAAGGGGTCGAGGAAGGACGAAGGCTTGAGAAGGATGACCTTGTACTCACCTGGGAGGACATGGCTAAGATAGATGCCATCATTCTCGATGTGAACAATGAGTTTGCCGTTGACTACTCAAAAGAAATCAATAGGCAAAAGTTCTATGAGGAGGTTTTGAAAAGATTCAAGGAAATAAAGGATGAGCAAGTGCATCAGGCTACGAAAGAATAACCTTTGCTGCCTTGACCTCAGGCCATGCAAGGAAAACTGTCCTTTGAGAAAAACAAAGGAGGAGCAACGATTGTACCTTGACGAGGTGAAATCTAATGAGTGTTTGTGTGAAATTGAGGTATGTAAGTCAATGGTTAAAAAATTGTCTGACAAATTTAAAGAATTGAAGAATATAAAATAAAGATTAGTTAACTATGCATGAATGGCACACCAATACAAGTAGAAATCCACTGACTCTCATTAGAGAGTTCATGGGATTTGAGTTCGATACCGATTATGGCGGAAGACAAGAAGTGACTAAAGTAAAGATAATTGACAGGACATTCTCTAGTTCAGAGAGTGCCAGAAACTTTATCACGAGTACCAGTTATGGTGGAAATACCGCTTACATGGCGGCATGTGTTACCAAGAAACTATCAAAGGCATATCAGAATGCTTATACTATGTTTATTAGTAGGTATAATGAGTATCTTGACTTTGAAAAGAATCTTACTATAGCCTATGGTAGAAAGTCTGCTAAAGTGGCTTGTCCGTCTTGTGGCTCATCAATCAGTCTAAAATATGGACATAGATTCAAGGAATGTCCAGTTTGCGGAAGTAAGAAGATTATTTCAGATTCAAACTGGAAGACACTTGAGACAAAGCGTAAGATGGCAGAAAAGGCAGCTGAAAATCTTAGTAAGGAAGCTGAGAAAAATGATGTTACCTTTGTTTGTGGTATAGAATGGCATTGCTAAGATAATTTTATGAAAACAAGAGAACAAATACAACAAGAGGCCATTAATGAGGCTAAAGAACACAAGAGGCTTATATTAAGCTGGTCAACAGGAGTAGGAAAGTCTCTTGTTGGAATACAATTATTTAATTACTTGTTTGGTAAAAACAGTAATGACAAGTTCCTTATTGTTGTAGCTGAAAGAGCTCATAAACAAAACTGGAAAGAAGAGTTTGAGAAGCATCTTGGCAAGAATCAAGCTAGAGCTGTACTCAAGAATGTCACCATAGAGTGTTATGCGTCCTTAAAGAAAGTATGTGATACCCCATGGAAAGCCATAGTGTTTGATGAGGCACATCATCTTAACAGTGAGATAAGACTTGAGTTTCTCTCCATAATGAAAGCTGATTATGTAATATGTATGTCAGCTACTATGTCTGGAAGAAAATTTGGGCTTCTTAGAACCACTCTCAATATGACATTCGGCAACTTTCTTATAAGTAAAATACGGTTACAGGATGCCATTGATAATGAGATACTTCCAGAGCCTGAGATTATAGCTGTTCCGATGAGTCTATCTACAAGACCAAATACATGTACCTATATAAAGGAATGGGGATCTAAAAATCTCAGAAAGGAGATACATTGTTATTACAACGACAGGTTCAAGTATGCGGCAAATAGAAAGGCTTATCCTCATTGTAAGCTGGTTATCCATTGTAGTGAGCAGGAGAAATATAATGAGCTTAATGCTGATTTTGAGTATTGGAAGAAACAGAGTCTAAGGAATCCTGGAAATGTGGCTCTTAAAAACAAATGGCTTCAGATAGGAAGCCAGAGAAAGAGATTTCTTGGAGAACTGAAGACCTCTGAGGCATATAGTCTCATCAAGAATTTAGGCAATAAGAGGTTCATATGTTTCTGCACCTCTGTCATGCAGGCTGAGGCTCTTGGGGGAACACAATGCATTCATTCTAAGAAACTCAATAACCAAAAGATAATCAATGACTTCAATGATAAAAAGACTTCTTCTATTTATGCTGTAGGCATGGGTCAGGAAGGTCTTAATCTCAGAGACATAGAAGTAGGAATCATTGTTCAGCTTGATGGTGAGGAAAGAGGCTGGATTCAAAAGAGTGGTAGGATATATAGAGCTGAACATCCTGTAATCTATGTATTTTATGTGAAGAATACCAGAGATGAGGAATTCTATAAGAATGCCATTGAAGGTATAAATCCAAAATATATAAGAGAGGTTATATGATACTCAAGATTATATTAATATGGCTTATATGTGGACTTGTTATGCTGCTTTTAGGACTCATTGTGACTGCCTTAGTACCATTGGTGGTCTATGTAATAAAAATAATAAAGGAGATATGTAATGGAAATAACAAAGGAGACACTTGATAAGTTTGAAGTGTCTAGGCAAGAATTCGCCGCTATGCTCTTGTGTATGGATGAAGTCTCAGAAGCTGATGTCATGGCATCTATTGAATCAACAAAGAACAAAGGGTATTTGTATAAGTATTCATATAACAACTCAGCTCCCAAGTATTTCATATCTGATAAGGGCAAGGAGCTTTTGGAGAATATGAGCGCCTATACAGGAACTAAAGACTGTGAGCTTAATTTCCTCGATACCGCAGCCAAGATGAGAGCATTGTTCCCCAAGGGAATAAAGGAAGGTACTAACAGCAGGTGGGTTGATGGTTTGGCTCTTGTCTCAAAAAGGCTGAAGCAATTCACACAGAAGTATGGAGAGTTTACAGAGGAAGAGATACTTGATGCCACTAAGAGATACATTGACTCTTTTAATGGCAACTATCAGAAAATGAGAACTCTCAGATATTTCATGTGGGCTGAGAAAAGGAATCCTGGAACAGGAGAGGTTGAGTATACTTCTGAGCTTCTTAGTTTCCTTGAGGATACTGAGGACTCTGATGTGATGTCTGATTGGGAAGTCAAACTGAGGTAAGATGGGAAAGCTTATTGATAATACCCTAGAGTCAATCAAGAGAAAAAGACAAAGGATTCTTGATGGTGGCTTGAATTGTATTCCTTCTCCCTTTGAAAGATTTTCAGATGATTTTGTGGGAATAGAGCAGAGTACCTATTATGTAGTCACAAGTCTTACTAAAGGCTCAAAGACGCAGTTTACCTCTTATGTGTTTATTTACCGTCCCATATTATATGCATATTATCATCCAGAGAAGAATCTCAAGGTGAAGGTCCTCTATTTTCCTCTTGAGGAGACTCCTGAAAGGATTACCCAAAGATTCATGTCCTATGTGTATTATATGAGGACAGGCAAAAGAAAATCTCCAAAAGAGTTAAGAAGTACCCAGACAGCTCTTGATCAAGAAGTTATTGACTTTTTTGAGCTTCCTGAGAACAGAAGACTTCTTGAGTTTTATGAGTCCTGCATACAGTTCTATGATTCCACTAACCCTACTGGAATATATAAAGACTGTAGGCAATATGCTGAGGAGCATGGGACTACTCATTATCTCAAGATTAAGAAAAAGGATGAGTTTGGAGTTGAGCAAGATGCTGAGGTGTTTGAGAGCTATGTTCCCGATGATCCTGATGAGTATAAGCTTATAATAATAGATACTATCAATCTTATAGATACTGAGAGGGGAATGGATAAGAGACAAAGTATCAATAAGCTATCAGAGTATCTTGCCAAGTATCTTAGAAACAGGTACGGGTTTTCTCCTGTGGTTATTCAACAGCAAAGTGCTGACTCAGAGAACAATGAGGCATTTAAGCTTGGTAGAATCAGGCCTACCACTTATGCTTTGGGAGACTCAAAGTATACTTCTCATGATGCCAATGTGGTTCTTGGATTATTTGCCCCATTTAGATTTGGTCTCACAGATTGCTTTGATTATGACATTAAGAAGCTCAGGGATAATATAAGGTTCTGTGAGGTGCTTACCAATAGGGATGGCGACCTTGGAGGAATGATACCCTTATTCTTTGATGGTGCTGTATGTGATTTCAGGGAGCTTCCTCCTCCTACAGACACTCAGGCATTGGATAATATTTACAGATATTTACACTCAATAAGACAATGAATTTAGATGATAAGGTAATAGTAACTGGGTACATTAATGACAATATGCCCTGTTATTATATAAGAAATTCTGGTAAACCAGAGGCTATTTCACCACAAAAAGCTTTGGATTTCTTACCGTTTTTTAGTATATTTAATGGTGATAAGAAGCTAAGTATCAGTGAAATAAATGGTAAAACCAGCTTAATTTTTAAAGAACAGTATGAGTAATTTCGCAATTATTCTTGGTGATACTGGATGTGGAAAGAGTACCAGTATCAAGAGTCTTAATCCTAAAGAGACTGTCATTATCAATGTTCTTGGAAAGAGGCTTCCTTTCAAGGGAAGCAACTCCATGTATAATGCTGAGAACAAGAACTTGTTTGTTATTAATGACTATAACAATATTCTTTCAATGCTAGATGCTATCAATAAGAGCGCTACACATGTTAAGAATGTGGTTCTTGATGATGCTATTTACGTTATGAGGACAGAATTCTTTGACAGGAGTAAGGAGAGAGGCTATGATAAGTATAATGAGCTTGCAGACCATTTTAGGAAAATCATAGCGAAATGTAGTTCCCTGAGGAATGACCTCAATGTCTTCATGCTTCTTCATATTGAGAATGTGGAGTCTGATGGGTCTCTTGTAGGATATAAGTCAGCATCTGTAGGCAAGCTGCTTGACAAGATGTATAATCCTCTTGAGAGCGTGTCAGTGACTCTCTTTGCTCAGCCTAAGTATGATGAAAAGGGAGTTCCTACCTATGGATTCTATACTCACAAGATGAGAGTTGGAGGAGTGGAACTTCCTTGCAAGACTCCAGAAGGCATGTTTGAGGATGATTTTATCAGCAACGACCTCCAGTATGTCGTTGATAAGATGAATGAGTATTACGGATAATAGTTTATAGAATAAAAATAAAATAGTAACTTTAGTGCCCTATATACAGTATAGGGTATCAAACAATCTACATTAATATATTATGGAAATCAGTAGATTTGAGAAAGCCGCTATCAAGAGGACAGCGCAGAACACTAAGGCTCTTAGGGCTAAGAGGGACAAACTTCAGGTTAAAGCGGAGGCTCTCATCAGTGAGATTGAGATGCTTCAGAATCAGATTGAGGCATTTGACGCTCCTTGGAAGCAGAAGTATAACATGTCTGTTGAGGAGATTATCGCAAGTTGGGATACTCCACAAGAGGAGAATGTGGAATCCGCACCAGCAGAACCCACAAATGAGGCTGAAGAGGAGTCACATCCTCAGGTTGAAGACCCAGATTTTCCGTTTAACCTTTAATAATTGAGATTATGAGCAGAACTAATAAACTTTTTATGGCATTCAGCAAGGGTCAGAAATCTTCTGAAGAGGGAGCTACCCTTAAAAGATATATAGGAGTCGCCAGTGTCAAGATTCTTGGAGTTAATCCTACCAAGGAGAAACTTGGTGAGTTTTATAATACCACTATTGACAATGACCCCAACTATCTTGGTGAGGTTGATGTTGATGGCAAGAAGGTAAAGACAGCGAGAGTTGACTTCATTGTCAAAGTTGCTGAAGGTAAGTATAAGAACAATGACGGCGAGCCTATTGACCTTGTTAACCGTATTACCTTCTTTGTCAGGAATGAGTATAAGTTCAACAGGGACAAGTCTAAGGTTCAGGTCATAGATAAGTATGGAAGGACAGCATGGGCTTCTGTTGAGGAGGCTAAGAGCCACGCTATTCCTAATTATACCAGTGGCCCAGCAAGGATAGATAAGGATTATCGCCCTGCTTATGTTGGAGAGGAGGAACTTACTGAGTTTATCAAGACATATCTTAATATTCCCTCAGTTGAGAAGTGGAGCAACAGGCAGATAGTTGGTCTTATTGACAATCCTGATGATGCCCTTGCAAGGCTTGAGCATGTTCAGGATTACTTTAAGGGAGATTTCTCTGAG